CGTATAAACTTGGCTTTTATTCTTGTAGTTGAATAGATCTACAAATCTTTGAAGGATGTCGGTCTCTGAGTACTTGATGATAGAAGTCTCATGATTGCCGTACCCGATCACAGTCAATAGGTGAGCATAAGGTGACCACCATTCTACAGCCGTTTCTACTATGCTATCCAAGTACTTTGCATTATTGTGTTCAGGTCTGATGTCTGATTTGTTGCTTCTCCGATCCATGCGCCCCTGCATACAGCAGAAGAAATCCCCATTGATGAAGATAGGAATATCATTTTCAAGGCAGTAGTCTAGGTGTCTTTTTAACATCTCCCTGTCACACTTTGGATTATCCCAATGAATGTCAGACAAAAGGGCTACTCTGTTTTCCTCTTTGCTTAGTGCAAGAGAATGCACATTCCGTGCAATTTTGGTAAGTTCCATTAGATGGGTAGATAGGTTGTTTTTCCTCCAGACCTAACAGCCTTGAGTTTCTGCTTTCTGTTTCCTGATTTTACGAATGAGACATGAACCCAATCAGGATTGAAGTCTGTGCCGAACTCCCAAATTAACTGATCGAAGTCTAGCTTATTTTTTATGAAATCAAAAACCATCCGATTGGTCACTTCACCATTACCTCCATCCATATCTATATCAATGGCTTGACCTTTGCAATGTTGTGAGGAAGGACTACCCTTGATGAAAGAATTCAAAGCCTTGGATCTGTATCCGCTCGAAATAAAAATAGGAACTCCGAAGTGTTCCCGAATTGGTTCGAATACTTTATCTGCAAGTAGCTTGAAGTTCTCAAGATGCTCTGCCGTTGGCGTGTTATCTATTCCGTGTCTTTTGGCTGTGTCACTTCTAGTGATCTCAGCAAGATTAAGATGTGGACTGATCTTCATTTTTATTGTTATTTGGTTTTTTGAATATTTTTTCGGCAGCCGTGATCCCCAAAGCAGCAGCAGAAAGGGCAGCTACTGAATACACTAGTGGTTCGTTTTGATTTCTGATAAGAGTATAGGATAATGCGATTGCACTAATTACACCAACAAGCCTTTTACTAGATGCTTCTCCCCCTTCAGACAGGAATCCTTTTGCCCATGTGAAGAAGTTTTTCATCTGCCTTGTCCCCTGTATTTTTTAGGCTTGTTTAAACTTTTGGAGTAGGCTTTCTTTGCCTTCCCGTTTCTCCTTTTTCCAAAGGTGATTTTGATCTGTGCTACTGCCTTAGCCTTTGCCATTGTTTTTCTTTATTTCTCCCCGTATTTTATAAACCAAATAAACAATTGATAAAATAGAAATCACAGAAGTGAAAACTAGATTAACAAATTGAAGCCCTGCCATAGCAGTAACATTTGCAAAGATTGCTACAAAGGTAGAAGGCACTCCTAGTTCATCACTTTTCAAAATATTCATTTTAGGCTATAGTTGGGATCACACAAAGGTTCAAAGGCATAGGAGCAGAAACCTGTATAGCAATAGAGACTCCTGCTGTAAAATCATCAAAGCGTTCTTGAAAGAATTCGATAGCACCATTAGGCGCAGTATTAAAGCTATAGTCATTATCTAGTTTCAATTTTGCTAGTACATCCAAAGCCACAAGTAGCTGATCAGATTGGATCTGTAGTCTGTTGCTTTTATCTTCAGTCAATAGATCCGCAAAGAGAAGCACTAGATCATAGCGCATAGTAGTTCCATTATACACGGAAGGTCTCACCACAGTCCAAAGGACAGGGTACTCAATCTCTCCACCATTATCTACATAATCGTAGATATCACCCTCTCCGAATGTTCGGATCATTGGGTGTGCTTCTTGGATTGCCTTTAACTTTTTGACTAGATCTACTAATGTCATCTTGCTTGGATAGAAATTCTTTTAGCTTCTTTTCGTTTTTGGAATAAGCCATTTTTAGAATGGTTTTTTGTATCTGTTCCCTTGGTATCTTTCGCTATATGGTCGGTGATCTTCATAGTCTCCCCTGCCTAGATTGATAGCCACCTTGTACTGATTAGATACAGGTTGGATAGTAGTCACATCAGATCCTGGATTTAAGTACTCAGGGTACTGCTCAGAGTTAGCGCACAGGTAATTGATTGCCCGTTCAGCATACCACTCAGCATAGCCCTTGTAGTATTGTGAAATACTCTGCAATTCCGCAAAGGTAGGTTCTGTGATGTTCTCTGATTTGCGCTTTACTACTCCCTTATTCACGAATTTGTACTGCATAGCCATAGGCAATTCACCTAGGACATAGTTGAATAGGGTATCTGTGAGATAGCTATCTAGGAAGGTCTTGTAGACTGCATTCCCTCCTGATCCTATAGTGCCGTTTGAGATCAATGTGAGGATCTTATCATATAGAGCAGTACCACAGATAGGATGTATATACCTGTCCTGTGTCATCTTGATCACCTGAGTTACATTCTTCAGGTCAATATTTGCGGAGGCTACAGTGAAATCCTTGAAGGACTGCTCACTGATCATTAATACATTTGCGCTCATCGTGATGTCTTTTCTACTACTACATTTCTTTTCCACTCATGACGGCAGTATGGAGTTCTTCTGCCTGTGTCAGGGTTGGTGTACCATCCACCGCACAATTGAAATACACTATAGCCTAGCTGATTGGATAAATTTTGAATTTCTTCCCTTGTAAAGAATAAATCTTTTTTGATTAATTCTGCACACAAAGGTCTTGATCCGCTTTTTGCATCAGGGATATTAGGTCTTTTTTCATAGCTATAAAGCACTTTGAAAGAAGTCACAGGCTGTAGTCTTTTGATAGCTGCTACCCCTGATCGAGTCACCGATCTAGTGATCAAGCCATCTCTGTTGATCTTTTCTACTAGCACCTGATCATCGATCAAAGTATTGATTCTTGAGATCACAGATGCTTCATCTATCCCTACTGCCTTGGCTATTTGTGGGATGGTCACCGCCTCATTTCTTTGAATCTGAGTGATGATCTTCTTCTGTACTTCGTTAAGCATATACTCAGCAAAGAGATCCTGCTTGATGAAATCATCCATACTAGAGAAGTGCATCTTTGAACTTTCAATCACTTTGAATCCTTGCTTTGATACACCCTTTCCTTCAAACTTTGATAGAATATTTGCATCATGTTCTGAGATGCTGCACTCAAGGTGGAGGTGATCAGAGAATCCTTGAGTAGGATCTGAGATGACTTCTGTAGGAGTAACTATTTCATTTTTTACGGGTAGCCCAATCAATCCCCTCAATTCATTTACATCCATAGATTCTACCACCTTAGTAGCAATCAATGGGGATAGGCTATTCAATGAGTTGATAATGTCCTGCGCACCTTGGCTTTCCTTCTTCTCAATAGGTGCAAGTCCTAGCTTCTCTCTGATCTCATCCTGAGTCATGTTCTGAGAAATGATAGCCTCAGAAAATTCAAAAGAAATAGGCTCTACTTTTTTGATTTCAAGTTCAGCTATAATGTCATTGAACTTCAAAAGGTAGTTCACTACTTCCTCTAGGGCTTGCTGCTTTGAGTTTACATAGGTGTTCTGAAATAACTCAGAAGCCTCTCGCATTTCAGATCTGCCTCCTAGCTGCCCTTCAGTCTTTACCCCAAAAAGCATAGGACTAGTCACCTTATGACCTGTGAAGATCTCCTGCTGAACAGTCTTATTCAGTAGATCAAAGTGCTTATCAAGTTCAGTACCTGATAGGTCAATGATTGAAGGTTCATTCTCTTTGCTGTCATTGAATGCCAACATGAATTTTCCTGCATTCTTAGATCCTGAGAATTTATCCTTGAATTGTCTTTCAATTCTATCCTCTTCTTCCTGGGATACCTTCCCTCCATTCAAGTTGATCAACTTACTTGAGAACATCCCGTTGTTTATGGTGTTCAAATGGTATTCACCTATAGAGATATCTAGTTCAATGTAGGATATAGCCCCTCTATAGTCAGGCAAAGAATAGGTATTTGCTCCTGCTCTGTATTCTTTAAAGTATAGGATCTGTGTACCTGTAGTGTTATTAGGATCAAATGCAGGGTAGGTATCAAAATCAGGTCTAGGGTTGACATTATCGTTTTTGATCCAATTGTCAGACACATAGAATTCACTATTGTCTGCATTCGTTCTCACCTTGTAGTAGTCTACATGATAGAGTTCTGCGATCTCACCCGTGCCCTTTGTCCATATCACCTGAAGATAGTAGCCTCCAAAGATGGATAGATCAGTCACTAGCTTCTTAGTCAATTCGTTCAGGCTTTCCTGCTTGGTGTTGATCCGATCAATCAAACCGAATGCCTTCGCCTTCTGCATTTCATCTTCAGCCTTGACAGTCCACCCATTGCCACAGATGTAGTCTACCTTGCCCGTGATTATAGCGTTGTTCTTTGCACTATTGTTATAGATCCGCAATAGGTAGTTCGGGTAGTCATTCTTTTCCCCGTAGTAGATGTATTCCTTCCCTTTTACTTCTTTATAAACGGGCAAAGGCACTTGATCAAATTTGAATAGCTTTATCATGCGCTTGTTGTATATGTCTTATAAGTACCATTATAGCCGTTATATCTCACCACTCCTGTAGTTGATAGATTAGGTGCTGTCAATTCCATTTTTCCTGTTGCTATGATATCAGCACCGCTTCCCGTTTGGGTTACATAGTACCGCCAAAAGCCAACAGTAGAAGAACTGAAGGATGCTTCACCAATTGAGAATTCTGAATATCGATCCTTGAAATCACTCACATCTGTAAGGTTTAAAGTCACCTCTTCCTTTGTTACTTCATGCTGAAATAAAAAGGTGTAGGCATTGCTGCTTGTTTCTCTTTTATCAAATAGGGCTATGTAGATCACGCTATCTGCCCCCTGCTCGATTATCACCATACCTATAAATAGAAAAAACTAGAATTGTGTACACAAAAAAAACACCCCCAATATTGAGGGTGCTTTCACATCTAAACAACAAACCAAATATTTAGTCCAAAGGAACAGATCCTGTAAATAGTGGAGCAAGTTCCTTCTCGTTACCCGTGAAGGTCAAGGTGTAGCCATTTCGATCACCGAATGCAGTACCTGATCCTGATCCGCCACCTGTCAAGTCAAGTCCATTCACCTCACCCAATGCCCAAATCTTGTCATTGTTATCTTTCACTAGGGCTACTAGTCTATTCTTAGCAAGTAGAAGGATCTCATTTCGAGTGTTCACTTGCAATTTGTTTAGGATGATCTCCAAAGTTTGAGCGTAGAATACAGTGCCATTTTGAACATTGGTATTGACAGCCTCTGCAAAGTTTGAACTTTCTTTTACTAGTTCGTACTTCCAAAAGTATTTACCTGAATCCATAGTCACTCCTGTGTAAGTGCCTGCTGATCCTGTCCAAGATGCAATATCTTCTACGGCTGCGAAGTATACCTCTTTAAGACCTCCGATAGAGTCCTTGCAATCGAGTGTATAGTTTTGAGTTAATGCGCAAGCCATATATTTTTTATTTTAAGATTAGTAAATTAGGGTAGGGGTGAATCCCCTACCCGTGATTTGAATTAAGGTGCTACATATTTCTTCCAGAATACCACCTCATCAGGGAAGGCAATCTGAACACCTAGTTTGAATTCTACTACGAATCTCATCTCATCCGCCTCTTTTGCATAGAACAATTCGAAACGATCCTGCTCATTCAAAAGGTCAGTCCCTAGGTACATATTTGACATAGACAAACCTACTAGGTAGTCAGTACCATTCAAGCCATTCACACCAATCAATTTGATGTTAGTACCTGGGATGATCAACTCCATGTTAGCAGCATCTACAGGGTAGTGATACAAGTTAGCATCTCTCAAAGCAAGAACATACTCACGGAAGGTATCATTACCGCAGAAGATCACTACATCATCCTTGTCCAAAAGGGCAGCAGGAAGGGCAGCGAATACAGCATCTACAGCAGCGATCACATTGGAAGAAGTCAAGGTAGTAACATTAGCAGAGTTACCATTGATAGGATCACCTGATCCACCAAAGCCTAGGGCATTGATGATAGTAGCAAATCCTTGGAACTTGTTCAATTGACCATCAGAAGATGCAGTATTGCCCTGCCAAATAGCAGTTTCAAGGGCTGCACCAATTCTAGCTACTTTCTGTGCAGAATACTCAGCACCATAAGCCATGTAGTCATAGGTAGATCCTTCTCTCAAAGCCTTCTGAGTGTACTTAGCTTCGAATGCCTTAGGGCAAATTGATTCCTGAATCTTGATTTTACCTACAGTGATAGTTCTCTGAGTGATAGTAGTAGTTCCGCTTGAGTTGAAACCACAAGTTCCACCTGCTTGGAATACTGCATCAGTAGTCATGATGTTAATAGTCTCAGCGGATTTGATACCCACCTGAACATTACCTAGTGCTTCGATCAAAGAAGCAGTTTTTGCTGAGAAGATAGCAGCAGAAGTCAACTGCAATTCGTTCTCTTTTACATAGTTTGTTAAACCTGATAAATCTAGTGCCATTTTATTTTTGTTTTAATTTTTGAAATGCGTTTTGAAGGCTGTTATACCTGTCTACTTTTTCTACTTTCAATTGCTTTGCAAATTGATTAGGGGCTGTGATTGCTTTATCACTTGGTTCTTTTGCAAGAGACTCAAGGACTACTGCGGACATCTTCACCGCTTCCTCTACACTACCTGCTTTTTCTTCCATTGCCTTAACTTTTGCAACCAATTCTTCTACCTTTTTTTCAAGGTCACCCATAGCCTGTTCTACTTTAGCCATTGCTTCATCCTTCTTAGGTTCTTCTACAGGTACTTCTTCTGCGGATGCTTCGATCTCAACTTCGATCTTTGCCTCTGCTTGCTTTACCTCTGCGATCTTACCCTCTTCAAGGACTACTACTACTTCACCTGATTCTAGTTGATGCTCTCCAACAGGTGCAGGGATTTGTGCCCCATCTTCACCAATCACAAAGATATCTCCTGCCTCAAGATCATAGGCTACCATAGTGCCATCTACTAGCTTACCTTCAACCAATGCGAAGGCTGCCTGCTTTTCTGCCTCTGAGAAAAGTAGTTTTTTGATTTCTACTAGTGCTTCTTTTGCGTTCATAATTGTAAATATTTAGTTAATTAATCTTGTTCAATTTGGGATAGAATTTTGAAGATCTGCTGCATGATCTGTTCCTCCTGGGTGATCACCTTGTTTGTCTTCTCATATCGGAAAAGTCCCTCCACAGAGAACCCTTTGAAAGTCCCTGCCTTCACTTCGTTCCATATCTTCTCATTATCTACTTTGAAAGATCCGAACCATGATCCATTTGATATGTCTTCAAAACCCTTGGGAGGCATGATGCCCTTCTCCCGATCAATGATAAAACTTTCAAACATATAGACCCCATCAACAGGGGTAGAATGCTCCACATTTACCTTGGATTGGTAGCCTTTCTTGAAGAACCGCTGTACTATCTTCTTGATCTCAGCAGCAGAAAAGGATACATAGTATTCTTCATCTTCATCCCTTCTATAGATCGGTAGATCCGCAATCATCAAAGCACCTGTCACGATTCTCTGATCTTGATTCTCGATTGAAAATTTGTTGAATCCTACAGATCTGAAATCTTCTTGATTCATCTTGCTTTCTGCCCATCGAAGCATAGGTTCACCACCCCAAAGAAGGTAGGATATAGTCCCACAGGCTTCTGTATCATCAGGGTTATAATATTCAGCAGCCCTGCTAAGGTAGGAGTAAGTTCTTTTTATGGTCTCCCTAGAAAGGTTCTCACCATTCATGATTTGAGTAGCACGAACTTTTCCTACCTGAGTAGCGCATCTATTTCCGATTGCCTCATTCAAACGGATTCCCCGTTCTGCGTTATCCTTTGCACTCTGAGGGTAGTCATTATATGAATCTTCTTGAAATCTACCTTCCCATAGATTGGAGCAGATAGCTACTGCCTGCTCTGATTCTTTCCCCTCATTGATCACATACTCAATACATCTAGGCAAAAAATCTTCTTTGCTTTCACCTTGGCTAGGTTCTACAAATTGCTGAGAAAAGGCTAGGAAGTTTTTCTGAATCGCAGGGTATTCTACTAGGGCTATGAAGTCTACTTCTTCTTCACCTTCGATAGTATCCCCGATCATCATTTCATATAGTGGTAGTTTCTTATCCATATCTGTAAGTATTAAAATCCTGCCCTTCGTTCAATATCTGCCACACGCTTCTGAGATCCTGTGACTTCGCTTTCTACTACATAGGCTTTGATAGGCTGTGCAGGAGTCATAGCAGCACCTAGTGCCGTGATAGGACTATTCCCTATAGTAGGTACTTGAGCCACCGAGGCAGGGGCAGCAGCAGAAATAGAAGGAGCAGATCCTGCACCACCTCCTGGGACTTTCGTTTTAACAATCTCCCTAACATTTTTGATACCACCTGCCACCGCAATAGCAGCAGCAATAGCAGCACGAATAGGGGATGAAGGATCTCCTGGGATTAGTTGCGAAGTATAGGCTTTCTGTGCCCCTAGGTAGGTATCAATTGTAGTAGCAGCAATTGCCGTAGCCTTTCCTGCTGCCGTGTTCTTTCCTACTAGACTAGAGACTGTATTCAATAGACCTGCTGCCATTGCTGCGTTCTGCATCTTAGCCTCATTTTCCTTTCGATCAATCTCTATCCTTGCATCTGAATATCCCTTCAAGGCATCATTGTACTGCTGTTCATTGATCAATCCTTTTTGGAACTGCTCAAGGGATAGGGCTTCTTTTTTGTCAACTAGATCCTTCTGAATTTGGAAACTAGCATCCGCCTCCTTCATCTGCATATCCAATTCAAGGAGTGCCTTCTCTGCATTCTGCTGATCAATAGTCAATTGAAGGGCTGCTAGTTGCTGCTGTTCCTGTTGTGCTAGTTCTAGCTGAAGTGCAATCCTTTGTTCTCCTGTTAGCTTTTCATCTTTCAGTACCTCCTGCCTCTTGCTTTCAAAGTCAAGTAGAATCTGCTGTCTAGCTTTCTCATTTTCATCCTTGATCCCTGCAAGCCTGATCTCTGTGCGGATATCATTTAGCCTCTTTTGGAATTCCTGCTCCCTAGCATCTTCTTCATCTTGGTACTGCTTCTTGATCTGTGCAAGTCTATTCTGCCGTGCCATCTCTAGGCTGCCATCATCTTCAATGCCTGCCTCTTTTAGCTTCTGTCTTTTGGCTTCAAATTCCTTTTCTACTGCTGCTTCTTCCTGCTGTCTTTGATCTAACAATTCTAGTTTTGATTCCTCTAGGATTCCCTGCGCTTCAAGTTCTAAAGCCCTTCTTTTGTCTGCTTCTGCCTTTGCCTTTTCCCCTGCTGCCTTGCTTTTTTCCGCTGCTGCTTTCTCCTGCTCACTTTGAAACTTCAAGAAGTTGTAAGCCTCCGAAGTTCTTTCTGCATTGAGTTCCTTTTGTCTCTTCTGCTCTTCATCTGTTAGCTGCCCTTTGACCTTTTGGCTTTCCTCTAAGAGTGCTATTTCACTATCTATCTGCTTCGCTCTAAGTTGGTAGATCTCCTTCTCTTTTCCGCCTTGGGCAGACAGGATCTTGATCTTGTTATTGATATCATCATTCAACTTTTCGTTTGACTTTCCTAGGGCTTCAAGATTTCGCTCTGCCTCATTTGTTAAGCCTATAAAGTCCGTGAAACCCGTGATCAGCCCACCAATGAATTTGCCTACTTCCTCAAAAACAGGGAATAGCTTCATCATGACTTCCTTCACCTTGTCAAAGTTGGCTATCAATAGACCTAGGGCAGCTACTAAAGCACCTACACCTGTGGCTATGATTGCCTTCCCGAAGCCTTTAGTACTTTTTGTTAAGCCATCTGTAGAAGATGTAGCCCCTTTTGCTGAAGTGCCTAGTCCCTTGAATGTGAGTTTTAACTGCTCACCTACTTTGCCCACATCTTTTAGTTGGGAAAGTCCCTGAGAAAGTGCCATAGCCCCCTGTACTTTTAGGAGTGCCTTTTCTACTTCCTCTGATTCCCCACCGAATAAAGCCATAGCACCTTGAACCGCTGCTATTCCTCCTGCTGCCGTGCTTGCTGCCGTAGTTAGTGCCTGAAATCTTTTCCCTGGATCAAATAGCTGAGAAGCCTCATTTGCATCTTCTATAGAATCACGGATAGTAGCTACCTTCTTTGCAGCATTTACAGCCTCATTGGAAAATTCCCCGTACTTCTGCCGTGCAAGTTGTAGTTCCTGTGTCGCTTCCCTTAATTGTTTCTTCAGGGGTTTGACATCCGCATCTAATATGATCTTATTTTCTTCAGCCATTGGTGTGGGTTTTTAAAGGTTAGGGGAATCTATTTGATTCCCCATTTTTACTACTCTGATTCTGCTTCTTCCTTCGGGTTCTGCTCCTGCACTTGCTGTGCTAGGAATTGGATGAAGGACATCCCGTACTTAGTAGGCAGTTCTTGTGCCCATGCTTCTAGCATTTTGATTTGGTCTTCGTTAAGCGTTACTTTCATCTTGAATTTGGTTTTGGTTTTGTGATTCTAAATAGGCAGCGATAATTTCTTCAGTCCATACGGCATTTGCTACCGCTTGCACCTTTGCATCTTCTCCACTTATGTCTTGGCTAGGATTGACTACATGGCGATGAAAAGTTCGGCTAATTTCTACGCCATCTTTTTCGATTACATTTGCAGTTCTTACTTGGATACTATTGCTTTCAAGTATCTCTATTTTGTCAATAATTTGTTTTTCTATTAGTGCCATTTTATTTTAATTTAAACCATGTAAAATCCTGAGATGCCATATAATTCATAGGTTGATGATAGTTGAGTGTCATTAATAATTTGAACATATCCTGTATTACTATAATCTTGCATTTGAATAGTAGTGCCTCCTGATGAAAAATATGGATATATAACCCCATTGCTAGTTATGTTATCCCATCTTAAAGTTGCTTGAGTATCTCCAAAAGATGCGCCTGAACCTACAGTAAACGGCAATCCTTGAATTGTTAAATTCCCTGCGCCATTTTTTGTTATAGTTGTAATTGTTGCTTGAATATAAACTATATTCCCAATTTTAGTATATCTTCCTATTGGAGAGACTGAAGTATTAGTAGTTGTCCCTACTTTTACAACAGGTGTCCAAGTGCCTTCCTCATAATCATCCAATGCATTAGCTGCTGCCGTGTCTCCGTTAAAGGTTATTCCGTTTGCAGTTACCGAAGCCACATTACCTCCTGAAGCATAAAATAACAAATTGTTTGCTGCTAATGCATAAAAATCTGATCCTGTAGTACCTATTTCTCCTTGATTAAATGTATCATAATACCAAGTTACTTTTGCAGCATTTGAAGCATTATTTGATTGAATAGATAGCTGACCTCGATTTGAAGTATTAGAACCTAAAACATTAAGAAAAGTAGCAGGACTAGTCGTGCCGATGCCTACATTGCCTGAGTTATTAATAGTCATTGAAGGAATCCAAGAAATAGCATTCCCCGCAGTTCCTGATACACTTCTATTGAAAGTAAATGCACCACTAGAAACTACAATTTGACTAGCTACATTTGTTCCAATATATTTCCAACCTGAATTATAATAAGCATTTACCGATAATCCTGTTTCATATCCTCCGTACTCATAAATACTAGCAGATTTTACTTGTAAAACATTTTCAGTACCACCACTCCAAGCGGAAAAACTAGAAACTCCTGCACCTAAATTACCACTAAAAGCAGCACTAGTCCCGTTCAAAGCACCTGAGAAAGTTGATGCTCCCGTGTCGGCTATTGTAAGCCTTGCTAGTCCTGAAGTCAATAATTCTAAATTACCATAAGATGAAGCACCGACATAAGATGAAGATACTTTTGCCCCCGTGCTTGTGGCATAAAGTTCTAATACTTTTCTATTAGCACCTGGATCAAGACTAACTAATATCCCTCCACTTGCAACTGTCAAACCTGATCCTTCAGGTGTATTTGTACCTATTCCTACACTACCCGAAAAATTAGCACTAGTACCATTTAAACCACCTGTCAAAGTGCCCCCCACCAAAGGAAGGTAAGTAGAAGCAGCAGTCCCTGTAGTTAAGTAGGTTGAATTGTCATAGCTTATAGTAGTACCGCTTATTTTGACAAATCCTGTTCCATTCAAAGCATTCTGCTTCCCGTTAAATGTAGACCAATCAGTACTACTCAAAGCACCCCTAATAGTAGAAGTAGCCGTAGGTAGGTTGAAGGTATGGGTAGAAGATGAACTTGAGATATTGAAATCAGATCCACTAGTCCCTGTTGCAAAGTTCTGCACCTGCGCAGTCAACCCATTTAAAGCCGTTAATCCTGTGGTGAATGTAGTAATGATTTGACAAAGGGTGTTATTCTCTGTGTGGAGGGTGATAGTCCTTCCTGAGTGGGTTACATAGTACCTCAAAGCTAGCCTATCTGTAAGGGCTAGGGTAGTAGTAGGAACTGCCAAAGCAGAGAAGTAAGGAGTGGTGCTAGTACCAAATGCTATGAGTTCAGGTGTGGCTGAATTTGATGCTATCAAAGTAGCTGTTCCTCCTGAGTTTACTTTGTAAAGTTCAATATAAAAGCTAGGAGTACCTCCTGCTGAAGATGCCTGTAGATATGTTTCAAAATTCCAATTTCCCGCAGGAATTTCTAGCAAAGCAGGATCTCCTGCATCAGTAATGAAGGAAGCTATATATCCATCGGCATTAATAGTGAAGTCTGTGCCTGTTCCTAAAATGGGAACTTTGCTCAATTCAGTATATGCAATCCCTCCGATAGTACCCTGAGATACTGATCCATTTAGGTAGTAGTTAACTGAAGAACCGCCACCACCTCCTTGAGGGAAGTCTGCTAGGCTACCATCACCCCTGATGTATTGAGATACAGATCCTGCTCCTACTACAGAGATATTCCCTGAAGTAGTTACGGGGCTATTGGTGACAGTGAAAGCCGAAGGCATAGAAAGACCTACAGAAGTGACCCCTACATCTAGGTTGTCCTGCATCCAATCTTGAATAGTTGAAATAGTGACTTTGTTCGTAGTGGTAGCACCGCTTGCTACTATAGGTAGAACATCATTATTTGCAATGTCTGTGCGTTCTACTAGTTGACTTATTCTCTTATCTGCCATAATTCTTAAATATAAAATCTTGAAGTCCCGTTTTCTTGTAGCATATATGAGTCATCTTCCAATAGGATGAAGTCATAGTCTACAGGGCTGATGTTTCTCAGGATCTTGAATAGGGAAACATAGCATAAATTGTTCGCAATCGGATTGAACTTATCTACCTTCTCAAGTTGGAAGTAGTGAACACCTACTTTGATGATAGTCCTGAAATCTAGGTTCATGATGTCCGTAGGTGTTAGGTAAAAATATCCCTCCAATAGCCTACTATTCCTGTCACCAATCGAAGTGATTAAACCTTCGTAGTACTCCGTGTATAGGTTATTGGTTTGAGGGTACACCCCAATAGAGAAATAGACCTCCCTAGGATATGAGAAAAGCACATCTGTAGTAGGGATTATAGGATCATCTAGGTGACCTGCATAGGGGTAGGCAGTATAGGCTATATTCCCTGAAGAATAGGCTATATTCCAAGAAGGACATTCAACCTGTGGCTTCCAATACGCTATTCTAGGCTTAAAGTTGTCAGGTACTTTGACCCCATTTTCTACCTTGTATAGGTGGATCATGATCTGCCCTAGTACTTGCTCCCTCATTACAGGAGGACTGAATACCACCTTCACAGTCTTGGTATCTAAAATGAAATCATTGTCTATGATAGTTCTACTTTCCCCATAGGCTTGATTGAACTTAGTCTTGTAGGAAGTACTCCAATAGTCGGCATCATCATCAAAGGTAAGCCTGTACTCCTTAGCTGAAAGTTCGGATAGTGGGGTGATAGTTATCTCTTGACTTTGATCTAGCTTGTCACTCCAATCTAGTGCCTGATCCTTGAAGGTTCTGTAGAACTCATTGTAGGGTATTATCTCTAGGACATTTGTCCGAAGCCTGTCCTGCGTCACATACAGATTGTACATTGAGATGATAGACTTCAAGAAATCCCTCTGCTTCATTGACTTTGGAAGGGTGTATCCTATCTTCATGATATCACCTTCTTCTA